CTTTAGTTCCGTGAAAGTTGCCAAATTCTCCGTTAGTTTCAATAGCATGAACTAACCCTGCAAGTTCAGTGACGCTGAACTTCGAATATGCCTTCTTGTCAGGCGAAGCTCCCTTGAATGTTCCGTTTTTAGTTTCTGGATTCCAAGAGGCTTGACGAATGAAATTGACCCAAAGGGCCTTTTCCTTCTTATTGTACGAAAAAGAACAAGCGGAGCCAGTGTTTTTCGCGTTGGGTTTGTAGAACTGAATCATGTCAGTCGATCTATTTTATTTATTACGGTTGATGGAGTCAAGCCTTTTTTATTTCACTCAACTTCATATAAATTTTTTGGTCTTGGACTTTAATCAGGTCTGCAAAAATAGTATCTCCCTCCATTTTTTGACCTTTGACAATCACTATACTGCCTTTAGCGGGTAAAATACCTCCATTCATATCTCTACATTTTTGTATATTGTCATTGTTTTTGTTACTAAACATTAATACATTACAAATGCTAGATTCATCTTTAACTTGTATTTTGAAGTAAGGGGTTCCTTTTTTACTCTTAGTAGGGCTAAAGGCTTCTTCTACCGTGCCTATAAAGTTGACCGATGACCTCTGGTCTTTATTTAAGCTATTTTCAACGCTATCTAGGTGAGAATAGTCTCGATGTACTTGTTTTAAGTTTTTCCCGTGAGTATATCCTAGTAAAGCATTTTCGTAATACCAGTTGGCAAAATCCTCATTAGCTTTATTTTTGTTATAAATATCACGATAGGGTAAAAAATGTTTTTTTATGGTTCCGTAACGAGACTCTTTTATCACGGGTTTACCTTTCTCATCTTTTATTTCTTCGGTCATCATCTTGACCACGGCCCTTAAGTCGAACTCTTTTTGGCTGCCGACCTCAAAAGCGCGAGTCTTTTCGCGTTGGGTCAGAAGATTCCATAGCTGGGCCTCGGCTACCATATAGCTACGAGGCTTGTTGAAAACTCCATCTAATGAACCCGCTTGTATCAATGCAGACAATATGCCTACTCCAATTCCAGCTTCGTTAGCGCCTTGGAATACTTCAAACTTATTTGAATACTGATCCTTAAACGACTCAAGTTTTTTAATAGATTTTTCAGCAATACCTTTAATAGATGTCAGGCCAAATCTTATATCCTTCCCTTCTATGGAAAAATCCATCTCAGATTTCATTAGATGCGGTCCTAAAAGCTTTATTTTAAATTTAGGAAGCTCTCTAGCTATTTTGGAGATTTCGACCATTGGGTCAGGCTCGTAGCGAGTCATCCGCAATAAGGCCAAAAAGAATTCTTGAGGATACTTAAATTTAAGAAAAGCTGTTATAGCAGCCAAAGAAGCGTAAGATATAGAGTGAGACTTGTTAAAAGAGTAATTAGCAGAATCCTCTAATACTTCCCACAGTATGTCACCAATTTCTTTTTCAAGATTGTTTTCTTTAACTTTGTCTTTAATTTTTTTCTTCCACTTCTTAACTTCGTTTACTTTCTTCTTGCCCACGATGCGGCGCAACAATTCGGCATCATCTAAAGTAAAACCAATTTTATGAGCCATCTTCATCATCTGCTCTTGGTAAAGACAAACGCCTCCTGTGCTTTTTAGAATGTCATCAAAGAAGGGATGAATAACCTCGTAAACATCATTGTTAGTATATGCAGCAAATTGATCTACAAACTGCATGGCTCCCGGCCTAGCTAAAGCCAAAACCGCACTAAGCTCTTCTAAATTTTTAGGTTTAACTTTCCTGCATACTTCATAGTTGGCATCCGCTTCGATTTGGAAAAGGCCGTGTCGGTGCCTCAACTCATAATTGCCGTCAGAGTCTTTTGTGGGAGTTATATCTCCCGAGTGTACGCCTGTTAAGTTTTGATAGATAAAAGGATCATCCAAGTCAACTTCATCAGCTTTTATATCAATATTTTTAGTCTTCTTTAAAATTTTACAACATGCATCAACTACTGAAGTAGTCCTTAATCCCAAGACATCCAACTTCACATTAAACATTTGAGACCAATCCATATCAAAAGAAGAAACCGGCTCCTTACTGGAGTCCAGCTCGCAAGGGCAGCTCTCTACCAGTTTACTGTGGGATAATAATATTGCAGAGGGGTGAACTCCTTTATTTTTCACTAGGCCCCTAAGTTTTAACGCTATCTTATAAACTTTAGGATTTTTATCGCACCATTCAGCAAACTTGGGAACTTCATCGTAAGCTTCCGCTATATCTTTCACTTGGCCGAAGACTTTAGGGATCAGCTTAGAAATTGAATTCATTTCTGCTTCTTCCTTTCCTCCAGCTACCTTGCCGCACTCTTTCATGACTAACTTGCCGCTAAGGGTATTTAGAGTTAAGATCTTGGAGGTATTACCGCTAAACTCTTCTTTTAAGTATTTCAGTACTTCTTGCCTCCTGTAATAGCATACATCTACATCAACATCACACATTAATGATCCGTCAAGATATGTAACTCCGTCTACTATAGTTTTTTTAGCCCTCGCTTTAGAAACAAATCTTTCAAAAAATAAATCATACTTAACAGGATCTATCTGGGTAATTTGTAAGAGATATAAGACCATACTCCCGGCGGCAGAACCTCTTCCAAGTCCGAGTGGTATATCGTTTTCACGACAGTAAGAAACTACTTTCCAGACTAATAAAATATATTCTGTAAAATCAAGGTCTTTTAAAATTTCTAACTCATACTTTATTCTATCTATATAAGTTTTTTTACCTTTAGATTGGTCTAAACGAAGCTCTGCGAACCTTTTTAAACAAACCTCTCGCAAGAAATCGTAAGTATTTATATCGGGCTTTAATCCAAACTGTTGGATGTATCTCTCTTCGATATGAAATTGGGGCAACCTTACTCCGTGAAGCGGGAGGTTTAATTTTTTAAATCGTGAAGAAAAGCTAGTCGCCTTTTTTCCTTCTTTTCCTTTTGGGTTTTTTGTTAATGGCATTCTTCCCTGTCCTCTTTTTTAATATACTCTTTATTTCATCTAATGAAGCGTAAAACGTATCTTCTGCTTCCGGATTTATATTGAAAAAAACATCAACCTTATTCTCAACTTTGCCTTCACGCATCGACAGAACAAGATAATCGAGGTTTTCATCATCAAACTTTTCTACTAAATCATAAACAAAATCTAAACTTGGCATTACTTAATTATAGATGCCTGTTAAGATATTTAAAAATCTATTTGGTACTTTAATTTATCCCAAACTTTTAAATTCAACTCTAAATCAACAAGGGCATCGTGCAATTTAGCGTAGTCATGCTCTATTGCATTAGACTTACCTAAAGCGCCTAAAGATGTTCTCATCCCCTTCTTCCTTATGCTAAGCATTTTCATTTGAAAATCTAGCAAAGACATTTCATTTGATTTATAGGGGTATTCCAAGTTTATAGACCTAGCTATTGAGAGTGTGTCTATAACTTTATGTGGAAGATGATTATATTCTTTGCCGTGTTTCCTGTACCAGTTTCTTAATAAAAATATATCAAAACCTAACACGTTATGGCCCACTAAGTAATCGCACTCTTCTACCTGCTTGTAAATAGTTTTGAAGCCTTCTCCTTCGGGGATACATTTTTGACGAAACCTTGTCTCTGTGTAGCCTGTTATTTGGCGAGCCCCTTTTCCTATTTTAAGATCACTATCCCATTTGAGATATATATCGTCCCGAGATATTTCATGGTTACAGATGCGTCCATTTTCATTCTCTCTAGTTTCAATTAGTATAGTAGCTACCTGCCAAGGTAGGTTAATAGAATCGTGGAGAGCTAAATTAAAAGTCTCGAAATCTAAAAAAAGAAATTTTTTCTTTTGAAATCTTATCAGATGGTCATCCATTTTTTATAATTTCTAATTGTGGATTAGGAAGCGCAAGCATCGATCCGTATTTCATTTTGTGGCAATCACACCATTCTTCCATCCCGTTGCTGGGATCAATCTGCCCCTTCTTTGCGAAGAATCTGTTTTCCATCCATTGGTCGTAAGTGGCGTAACCACCAAACCAACCTTTTTTAGCATCTAGATTAACCCTTAAGAAAGCAACTTTATCAAATTTTTGCTGCTTTGTATTGCAAGAAATAGAGGCATCATAATCTGGTTTTACAAAATCCATAGTAGTATTTTTAGTTTTAATTTCCCATCCCTCATCATTTAGTGAAACGTCGAACCTAAATTTTTTAGAGTTAGCCTCTTCATCCGTGTCGGTTCCTCCAAAAATCTTTTGAAACATAATTTGGCCGACGTATCCTGTAGTGTTACCCTTCCCTCCAAGGATCGAACCTTTTATTTTCCCTAGTTTCTCACCTCTGGCTTCTGCTTCTTTAATGACATAATCTGGTATTTTAAATTCTATTATGCCGGTAGAGAGCCTTCTCGCATTAATTTGAGTGCTTTGAATCTCCTCTTCTAGAGCTTCTTCTTTTTCTTCTATAGCTCGACGCGGTTTGCCTGTTATTTTAGAGCCAGTTTTTTCACACCAAGCTTCAATACTAAATTGATCAGAACACATCCCATCAAGATTGGGCTTTTCAGTAGTGGTTCTTTTATTTATAGCGCGTGACGTAATATATGCGCCAAAATCTTCGTTGCGTCTATAGTAAACCGACTGAGCTTTAACTGTTTCATACTTACCCTCACAAAATTTTTCAACAGCTTTACCCATATCCTTATCAAGTAATGTATCATTATCTTCTATAA